CGTATAGCGATCGTTAATCGAGTACTCAAAACTGTGCCGGATATGACGGTTGCTGGGGAGAAGATGGCGCGAGCCATTATCAATGATCTTAAGCAACTTGAAGTCACGCCAGAAACAGCTGAAACTTTCCTAGCCAGATATTCTGGTAACAAAAGGCTTCGTTATGAACGCGCCTTAGAGGAAAATAATATTTTTGGCCTACCGCATTGGGCAGGGAAAATAACTATGTTCGTCAAGAACGAGAACCTCGACCCAATTGCAAAGCGAAATCCTGATCCACGAGCAATTCAATTTCGTGACCCCAATTACTCCGCAGAGCTCGCCCTTTACCTGAAACCTATTGAACATATGATTTATCGTCTGAAAGTCTATGGAAAAAACTCAGGTGTAGGACGGGTTATAGCGAAGGGATTGAACCCCACACAGCGTGCCCAACTTATCAACCGGAAATTGAACAATTTGGGCCCTGGTGCGTGTTGCGTTTCCATTGACGGCAGTCGGTTTGACCTCCATGTCAACCGTAAACTTCTGGAAGCGGAACACGCATTCTATTTGAAATACAACCGTGACCCACGGTTTGCAGAGCTGTTGAGAAAACAGCTTTACAATTGTGGGTCAACTCGGTCCGGATTCAAGTATGAAGTTGAGGGTGGACGTATGTCCGGGGACATGAATACTGGACTCGGTAACTGTGTCATCTCTTACATCATGTTTAAATCATTGGCGAAACGTATGGACGTGCCAATGGATCTACTAGTTGATGGTGATGACGCATTGATCTTCATTTCGCAAGAGCATCTTACCAATCTTAACTTACTCATAGCTTTCCATTACCTTCAGTTTGGGATGGAAATGAAAATTGAAGAAGTGGCCTACCGTCCTGAGGACGTGTTCTGGTGTCAAACCAGGCCTATCACCGTCAGTGGTGACACATGGAGAATGGTCAGGGACCCGCTCCGTGTTCTTCGGACAATCCTGGTAAGCAAGAAATGGCAAGTACATAGGCAAAAGAATTACATGGCTTCGCTCGCACTGTGTGAGATGTCCCAAAACAGGGGCATCCCAGTGCTACAAGCTATGGCCCTGGCTCTATGGAACAATTCCTCCAAAAATCCCGATTTGTGCGACTCTGAACTTAGAGAAGCAGTTATCGGACGAGCACTGGCAATGTCTAGTTGGGATGAGATTAAACGTAAGGGTATGGACCCCCAGGAGATCTCACCTGAATCAAGAATTAGTTTTCAGCGTGCATATGGCATTGATATAACGACCCAGATCCTTTGGGAGGAGTCTCTTGGCCACTGGACCTGCGAGTTTGGTGAACCCAAACACGTTGGGCCAGTGTGTAACGTCGGGGAGTGGACTGCCACCACCGACACTCCCATGGGGTATGAGTACTAAAACGAACCCGCT